TCTGGCTGGCGGGCGGCGGCGACTCAAGTTATTACGGCGCTCCAGCAAATCCAAGCACTTGCGCTATTTTGATCGGAAATAACTCAACGACTTGGAACAAAGGTATTGTTTTTGATCAGGCAGGCATCACCGGCACAGATGGCGTAACTGGAACAGGAGTTGCTATTGCTTTGGGGATGCGGCACGTCATTTCTTGGTCTAATGCAAGCAACCAAGAAGTTAGCAGCATCTTTAGTACCGGAACGCTCACTGCATCTAGGGTTGGTTTGCAATTTGTTGACGGTCAACTTTGGGTAACTAAAGCTGGCGCTCTTGGGCTAAATTTTGATTTAGCAAGCGGAACGGCTAATTATCTTCAACTTAGTTCTGCGGCAGCATCTTCGCCACTTAACATTACTGCTTCTGGAACAGATACAGACATTGATATTAGGCTGGCGGCAAAAGGTGCGGGTGTTATACGGTTTGGAACTTTAACGGCAAATGCTGATGCGCCCATTACAGGGTATATTACTATTAAAGACGCTGGTGGCACAACTCGAAAATTGGCGGTGATTGCATGAATACGCAACTTGAGCATGAGTATTTGAAGATACGTTTGCTAGAAGCACAAATGCAGGTTTTGCAGTACCAACATAAAGAGGTACTTGCGGAAATCAAGCGTTTGGAGCCAGAGCAAAAGTATAAGGTAACGCTTCACGAATCTACGCCAGAAATTCATCCGTAAAAAACATTTTTTAACCGTACTGGCCCGTTGACCAGGGAATCTTAGGATTCAATCAATGAGTGAAGAAGTTGAAGTAGTAGCGGAAGTACCCGCGCCGGAACAGGTGGCTACGGCAGCGCCTGAGCCAGAAGACCAAACGCCGGAAGTAGCTGAAGAAGCGCCCTCAGAGAAACTGTTTACGCAGGAAGAACTGAACGCTGAATTCGGCAAGCGTCTCGCAAGAGAACGCCGCAAGATGGAACGAGAGTTTGCTGCAAAGCAAGCGCCTATCACGTTACCGGAAAACGCTGACACGCCAGAGGCTTACGCCGAGGCGTTGGCCTACCAAAAGGCCGAGCAGATTATTCGTGAACGCGAGGCGCAAAAACAGCAGTCAGAAACTCTTGAGAGCTACCGCGACAGGGAAGAAGAAGCACGGGACAAGTACGAGGACTTCGAGCAAGTTGCGTACAACCCCAACCTTCGGATTACTGAAGTGATGGCTCAGTCGATCCAAGCATCTGAAATTGGCCCTGATGTGGCTTATTTCTTGGGGGCAAACCCCAAAGAGGCAGATCGTATTTCCAAGTTGCAGCCTATCTTGCAGGCCAAAGAAATCGGGAAACTTGAAGCTAAATTGGCTGATAATCCGGTTGTTAAGAAAACGACCAGCGCACCAACCCCGATTGCGCCGGTTACCGCACGTTCTTCTGGTGCGCCTAGTTACGACACTACCGATCCTCGATCAGTCAAGACCATGAGCACAAGCGAATGGATTGCGGCTGACAGGGCTAGGCAGATGAAGAAACTTGAGCGTAACCGTTACTAACTTCATAAGGAAATTATTGTGGCTAATTCGATTCTTACCATTGACATGATTACGCGGAAGGCTCTCGAAATCCTCGAGAACAATCTGGTAATCACCCGCAACTGCAACCGCCAGTACGACGACAGCTTTGCCGTTGAAGGCGCAAAAATTGGTTCAACCCTGCGTATCCGCCTGCCAGACCGCGCTCTGGTGACGGACGGTGCCGCCCTGCAAGTTCAGGACGACAACGAGCAGTTCACCACCCTGTCTGTTGCCAACCAAAAGCACATTGGCGTGAACTTCACTTCCGCTGAACTGACGATGCAGTTAGACGACTTTGCAGACCGCGTGCTGAAGCCTCGTATCAGTCAATTGGCCTCCAGCATTGACGCCGATGTGGCTAACGCCTACAAGTCGATCTATTCGGCTGTTGGCACCCCAGGCACGACCCCTGGCACCTCGCTGGTTCTGCTGCAAGCGCAACAGAAGCTCAACGAGAACGCAGCGGTTATGTCGCCACGTTACGCCACCGTCAACCCTGCGGCCAACGCTGCTTTGGTTGAAGGTATGAAAGGCCTCTTTAACCCAACCGATACTGTTTCAAAGCAGTTTAAGAACGGTATGATGGGCACCGGCGTGCTTGGCTTTGACGAAGTCAATATGTCGCAGTCGATCAAGCAGCACACTACTGGCTCACGCTCTACGACTGACACGATTTTGGTTAACGGTGCTGTCAGCACACAGGGCCAAGCAACGATTAACCTTGACGGTGGTACTGGCGCGGCAACGATTGCTGTTGGCGACATTTTCACTATCGCCAACGTGTTCTCGGTCAACCCGCAGACCCGTGAGTCTACTGGTTCGTTGCAGCAGTTTGTTTGCACCGCCACCGCTACTGCATCTTCTGGTGCTTGGACGAGCGTTGCAATCAGCCCGCCAATCTATACCAGCGACAGCGCTCTGGCTACTGTTAACAGCTTCCCCGCTGATAACGCTGCCGTGACCTTCTTGGGTTCTGCTTCTACGCAGTACGCTCAAAATCTGGTCTATCACAAGGACGCGATCACGTTTGCTACTGCTGACCTCTTGCTGCCGCAAGGTGTTGACATGGCCGCACGCGCTGTGCACAACGGTATCAGCCTGCGCGTTGTTCGTCAGTACGACATCAACAATGACCGTATGCCTTGCCGTATTGACGTTCTGTATGGCTTCAGCACCATTCGTCCACAGATGGCCTGCCGCATCTGGGGTTAAACTTTTTCTAAGGAGCAAATATCATGGCTTTTCCAAATGGCGCAGGCGGTTACCAAGTTGGTAGCGGCAATCTGGGCGAAGTTCTTCTCGGCTACGAAAATACGCCTTTGTCGGCGGCTGCAACCGCTACGCTGTCGGCGGCTCAAGTAACCTCTGGCATCTTGGTGGTGGGCTCGGGCGCAACTGCTGCTCAGACCTACACGCTGCCAGCGGCTACGCTGATTGACGCTGTTGTTTCATCCGCAAAGGTTGGCAGCACGTTTGATCTGTTTGTGGTCAACATCGGCACTTCGTCGGGTACGGGTGCATTGGCTATGGGTTCTGGCACGGGCTTTACTGATGGCGGCAACGCTACGGTGGCTCTCCCAATTACCTCTAGCGGAATGTTCCGGTTCCGCAAGACCGGTGACGGCGCGTATTCGGTTTACAGAACCGCCTAACCTAATGGGGGTTTCGGCCCCCATTTTTTAAAGGACTAGAACATGGGTAATACCAAATCAATTGGCGTTGCGTTTAGCGACCAAGACATTGATGGCGGCACTATCGGCGCTGTCACTCCAGCATCTGTGGTTGGCACAACTGTCTACGCAACCAGCGAAATCGGCTATGCCGCTGCCGCTCAGGGTGCGGTCACTCAGTTGACCAGCAAGTCAACCGCTGTCACGCTGAACACTTCGGCGGGCGTTATCACGATGAACAACGCTTCGTTGGCTACCGCCACCAACGCGACGTTCACCTTGAACAACTCAATCATCAGCGCAAAAGATGCAGTTGTTCTGACCATTTCTGGTGGTCAAACCACTCCCGGCTCGTACAATGTGTTTGCTAACGCTCTAACCGCTGGCACGGTTAGCATTACGCTGCGTAACATCTCGGGTGGTTCGTTGTCTGAAGCGATTGTTATCAACTTTGCAATCGTTCATTGCGCGTAAAAAGGAGGGGTAGTCATGACGACTGCTGGAGATCAGATCAACGCCGCGTTGCGGCTTTTGGGTGTTCTGGCAGAAGGCGAGACTACCTCCCCCGACGCATCTCAGGATGCGCTTTCGGCGCTAAACCAGATGATCGACTCTTGGTCAACTGAGCGCCTGATGATTTACAACACCCTTGACCAAGTGTTTACTTGGCCGTCTGGTGTGATTCAAAGAACGCTCGGGCCTACGGGTGACTTTGTTGGCGTGCGGCCTGTGTTGCTGGACGATTCGACGTATTACCGCGATCCCGGCACCAATGTTTCGTATGGCATAAAAATGATCAACCAACAGCAGTACAACGGTATTGCTGTCAAGACGGTGACGAGCACCTACCCTCAGGTGATCTTCGTCAACATGACTTTCCCCGACATCACCATGACCATTTACCCCAAGCCTACACGGGATTTGGAGTGGCACTTTGTGTCGGTGCAGCAACTGGCGGCGCCCGCAACGCTGGCAACGCAGATTTATATGCCGCCGGGTTACTTGCGGTGTTTCAAGTACAACTTGGCCTGCGAGATCGCGCCTGAGTTTGGCGTTGAGCCATCGCAGACGGTTCAGCGTATTGCGATGACCAGCAAGCGCAACCTTAAGCGCATCAACAACCCTGATGATGTGATGTCGATGCCGTATGCGATTGTTGCGACAAGGCAGAGGTTCAATGTGTACGCTGGTAATTTTTAATTACTAAATAGTACACGTCGCATGGTGCTTTCTCTTTGCTTCCAAATACGCTTGATGCGCTTCTTCTGGCGTATCAAAACCGCTTTGGCGAACGCTTTGGCCGTTGGTCATTATTTGCATAATCCATTTTCCTTGGTGCTTGGAAACACCAAGAAATCCGGACTTGTTGGCTTTGGTAGGGCGGCGCATATTTTGCAAATTTCCAAAACGATCAACTTCACGCAAATTTGCAAAGCTGTTGTTTTTTTTGTCCCCGTCTATGTGATCAATGTGTTTAGACGGCCAAATTCCAGTAACGTAAAGCCAAGCCAACCGATGTGCCAGCCGTTTTTGATTGTGGATAGCAATAGCCCAATACCCCGTATTAGTTGGGCTGCCCGCACGCTTGCCTACAAGATCGGGCCTGCGGCTATGCGCTTTCCAAGTAAACTCGCCCGTCTGTGGGTTGTAGTCCAGCACAGATCGGATATGTTCAACTGTAGTCATGACTCACAGTTTACCATAGGCGCGGCCAAATGAAAACACCCATCTTGGGTAGTGCGTACGTCGCGCGTTCAATCAACGCCGCTGACAATCGGTGCGTGAATCTTTTTGCCG